GATATGGAAAGAATACCATTTAGAAGTTCTGCTGATTTAATGGATGAAGGTATACCACCATTTACAGGAGACAAAGAGGTAGAGTTTAGAGGAAACTATGAAACAGATGGTTTTATCTTTGTTAGACAAACTCAACCTTTACCTTTTACAATTTTATCGTTATACCCTAGGTTGACTACTAATGATGGATAATATACTACATATAGTACCCTATACTGCTAAACATGGAAGATTTATTCTATCATGCCAAATGAACCACGCACTTATGGATAAGGATGCAAGATTTGAAGGAGACGCTATGAACCTTGTGCAAGACCACCTTTCTTTTACAGGACTCATAGGTAAGAAACCAATCTTTGCTGCTGGTATGAAAATGATTTGGGGTCAGGTTGCAGAAGGTTGGGTGATTGCAACACAAGATGTTTGGGATCATCCTTTATCAGTTGCAAGAGCAATCAAAAAAGATTTTGCTAAGGTTGCAAGAAAGTATAATATCAAAAGAGTTCAAACTGCTGTGAGATCAGACTTTGATAAAGGAATAAGATTTGCAGAATGGTTAGGATTAAAAAACGAGGGATTAATGAAACACTATGGTTTTGATGGTTCGGACCAATACAGATATGCGAGGATATTTTAATGGGTTTACCACAAGCAATAGTAGGAGGAATAGGACTTTTACAATTTCAACAACAAGGTGCGATTGGTAAATACAATCAAGCTGTTGCTAATCGTAATGCTCTTGTTAAAGAACAAGAGGCACAAATATTAGATGATAAATTAAATTTAGAACTTGCTCAATTTGATAAAAGTTTTAGAAAATTACAAGGAACTCAAGTAGTCAATACTTTAAAATCTGGTGCTACATTTTCTGGTACAGCTAGAAATATAGCATTATCAAATTTATATGAAGCAGAAGTAGAAAAAGATATTGCTAGATACAATACTGAAATAGGTAAAAGTAGAAAATTTGAAGAGGCAAACTTTGCTAGAATATCTGGTGAAGTTGCTAGACAACAATCAAGACTTGCACAACTAGGAACACTTACAACTGTGGGAACAAGTTTATTAACAATGAGTAGATATACCTAATGCCAAAGATACCTACATTCCAATCTGAATCTACAATTACATCACAAGGACCAAGTGTAACTTCTAATTTACAAATACCTTTATCACAAACTGTTGGTGCTGCTTTACAACCTGTATCTGATTTTGTTCAAAAAGAATATATTAAAGAAAGAAAGTTAGAAGAAAATAATAAAGTAGATAAGATTATAGCTGATTCTTATAAAGACAATGAAAATGGACCAAATGGTTTTTTAACTCTTTCAAGTGAAACAGGAAAGAATGGTAATCCTTCTGATGCTTCTAGTATTTATGATCAAGGTGTAGATAAACTATATAATTTTATGTCATCTACTAAAGGTCAAAACTTGTCTCGTTTTGGTAAACAAATTTTTAAATCTAAATTTTATGCTTCTGCATCACAGTTAAAATCTAATGCTTTGTTAGAATCAAGAAAAACTCAATTTAAAGAATCATCTGATATTGACAGTGATTTTATTACACAAAAAACTATCGCACTTTCTCAAAAAGCTAATGGTTCAGGTTTAGATGAAATATATGATCAAATAGATGAAAGGTTAGATTCTAATCCATATTATGATGAACAACCACAATTAAAAAAAGATGTTAAATTAAAGTATCAACAATTTGGTGCAACTGCTGTTGCAAATAGAATGTTATTAACTGAACCTTCTTTACTTAAAAAACAATTACAAGATGGTAAGTATAATGTATTAGAATCAAAAGACATAATAGAACTTTCACAAAAAGCAGACATTGCTATTAAAGATCAAAAGTTTTCTACATTAACTAATGCTATATCTTTAGTTGGTATAGGTGATGTTCCACCAAATGCATTAAAACAAATAACTCAAGAAACTATTAGTGGTAATTTTGCAGGTGATGAAAACTTACAAAATATTTATAATTCATTAACAGACATAGAAAAAAAAGAGTTTAGAACTTTTGCTACTAAAAAAGCTAGAGAAAAAAGAAATGAATTATTATTTGAAGTTCAAGCAGCAGATGCTGCTACAAAATTAGAATCAGCAGATAATTATCAAAAAGCATTAACAGAAGCAGGTGTTGCAACAGGCATTAATCAAAACTTTATTCAAGAAGTTTTTAAAAATAATCCAGAAGCACTTACACAAATGACAGACTTAAATACTAAAATTATATCTAATGCTGAACAAAAAATAAATGTGCCTTCAAACTTTGATTCCAATAATGCTATATCTGCGTTAATTGCAACTGATAAAATTAATTTAGTTTCTGACAAGTTTACATTACCAGGAGAAACAGAACCTAAATCTATTTTACAAAGATATGGCGAGGAAACTGATCTTGATGATTTAAAATATTACTCAGATATACTAAAACAACAAAATGAAAATCCAAAACAATTTAAAAAAACTTTTGCACCATTTCATAGTTTTATAGATGAAACTAAAAATTTAATTAGTACAGAAGTTATTAAGATACTTGATCCTACAAGTTATAATAATGATCTTAAAAGATTTAGAGATGATATGTATTCATTATATATTAAAGGTATTGGTGAAGGTAAATCACCATTAGAATTATTAGATTATAAAAATAGAAATTTTATTGGTAAAGATTTTATACAATATCAATCAGATAAAAATAAAATATTTAAAAATATGATGGATAATATTGAAAAAGAAGAAGTTGATGAATCTATAAAAAGATTACCAGGTGAAACTCCTTCAGAATATTTAAAAAGAATAAGTGAATAATAATGGCAGATTTACAAACACAAGTTCAACAACTTGAAAAAGGTGGTTTTAGTCAAGTTGAAATAGATAATTGGAAACAAGAAAAAGTAGAACAATTAAAAAAAGGTGGTTTTACTGGTGAGGAAATAGCAAAAGATTTTGGTTTTGAACCTGTTGATACAAAAGCAATAGAAAGAATTTACGAAGAAGATATAGGTTATTCAAGAATTGCAGATTATGATGAGATAGAAACTATACAAAAAGAAAATCCAGATGACTCATCTTTATTAGAAGCTGCTGTAGGTAAAAAATTAGATAATGTTACAGAAAGAATAAAAGCTGGTTGGAATACAGGAGTTGTTGATTTAATACAAGAAGCTCATGGAATACCAAACATTGATGGTACAAAAGAAGATGGTAAATATTTTAATGTTGATTTTCAAGACACAGGTTTTCTTGAAAGAAATTTAACTAATGCTTCAAGGATTGTAAAAGACTTACCTTTATATTTAACCACAGGTGGTTTAACTTTATTTGCCACTCGTTCACCTAACGCTAGTATTTTTACTTCTGGTTTAACTGTTGGTGCAATAAGAGAAACTTACATGACTATGAGAGAAAAAGGTCAAGTTGCAAATTGGAATAATTTTTGGGAAATATTTAGAAACGAAGGAATAAAAGCAGGATTAAAAGAAGGTGTGCAACTTACTGCTGCTGCTAAACTTGGTGGATTAAGTAATAAATTTTTGCCACAACTAATAGGAAGAGTTGCAGGTTTTGAAGGATCAGGTGCAATTATAGAAAGAGAATTGCCAAGTAAAGATCAATTAATAGATTCTGTAATTTTATTTGGTGCATTTGGTTTAGGTGAAAGAGGAGCAAGAAAAGTTCCTAACATAATTAAAAAAACTAATCGTGATGCAGTAGATTTAGCTGCGGATTATAAATTAGATAAATCTGTCAAGCAAGATTTAGCAAGTAAAAATTTAGAAATACCAAGAGCTATTAAAAGAACAGTAGAGGATCTTACAGGTAAAAAAATAAAACTTGATGAAAAATTTTTAGAGGGTCTTGATTTTAAAGATTCAGTTAAATTAATATTATCTAAAACTAAATTTGAAAAACCAAAAGATGTACAGAATGTTAAAGATACTTTAACAAGATTATTTATAGACAGATTACATCCTGTTTTAAGAATGGTTAGAAGAGTTGAAGATACTAAAAATACTAGAGGTCAATTAAATGTTTATGAACAATTTAGAATATTAGTTGGTATGACTAATAGAGCTGGTACTTTTATTGATAGAGCAACTCAAACAGTACGATTAGAAAATAAAGGTAAATCTTTAAAACAAGTATTAGAACCATTAAAATTTGAAGGTAATAAAAAATTAAATGAAAAAGGTTTAAAAAAACAATATGCAGAGCTTAATGCTTATCTTATTTCAAGAAGAGTTTTAGAATATCAAAAAAGAGGTTTTGAACATGGTTTTGATTTACAAGCTGCTAAAGATACAATTTCTACATTAAAAAATAAATATGATCCTATCGCAAAAGAAATTGATAAGTATCAAAGAGATTTACTTGAGTACGCTAGAGATTTAAAATTAATAGATAAACAAGCGTTTGACGCAATGGTTGAAGCTAATAAAAGTTATATACCTTTTGCAAGAGTTATGGAAAGTGTTGCAGGAGAAAAACCATCTCCTTATGGTGGTGTATCAAATCCTTTTAAAAGAGTAAAAGGAGGACAACAACCTGTTTTTGATCCTATTGAAACTATATATTCTAATACTTTTAAAATTGTAAAACTTGCTGAAAGAAACAATGCTTTAATTAAATTTTTTGATTTTGTAGAAAAAAATAAATCCTCATTTCCTGATATTAATAAAAAAATAGAAACAAAACAAACAAAGTTAGAAAGAAAAGAATTAGAAAAAGTATTAGATGATCCATCTGCAATTAATGATGTTGCTATTGAAAATTTTAAAGTATTTAGAAAATCATTTGTAAAACCAGATGGTTCTTCAGTTACAGTATATCGTAATGGTAAGTTTGAAGTTTGGGATGTTGGTAAAGAATTAGCTGACGCTTTGTCAGAATTTAATCCTCAAGAAATAGGTGTAATTGTAAGAGCTATTGGTACTCCTGCTAGACTTCTTCGTGCAGGTGCAACTACATCACCAGATTTCGTATTTTCAAATATTGGTAGAGACACAGTTCTTGCACCTGTATTTAGTAAAAGTGGATTTATACCTGTTTGGAGTTCATTTGAAGGAGCTTTAACAATGTTTCTTGGTAAAACAGGCATGAGTAAAAGAGCTAAAAAAATGATGGAGATGTGGGAAAAATCAGGTGGTATGCAATCAACATTGGTTTCTTTAGATAGAATGGTTAGAGATAAAGGTGCATTTGAAATGTTGAATGGACAACAAGTAAGAAATAAAGTTTTTAATCCTATTGAAGTATTACGAACATTATCAGAAATTGGTGAGAACATAACTAGAATAGGTGAATTTCAAAGAGCTTATAAAAAAGCAGGTAAAGAAGGATTAAAAGGTAGAGAGCAAATTGAAAGAGCTGGATTTGAATCAAGAGATATTACGATAGACTATGCAAAAATGGGTGCATATATGAAAGGTGTTAATGCAGTATCTGCTTTCTATAATGCAAGAGTTCAAGGTTATGTAAAAATTTATGATGGTTTTACTCAAAGACCAGGTAGAGTTATTGCTGCAATAACTGCTGGAATAATAATGCCTTCAATGTATTTTTGGTATGCTAATAGAGATAATGAAATTTATCAAAGACAACCACAATGGGTAAAAGATAATTATTGGGTGGTTGTTATAGGAGATACACCTTATAGAATACCAAAACCTTTTGATCTTGGTGTAGTTTTTGGTACAGGAATGGAACAATTTTTAGATTATTGGGAAGGCAATGATGCTAATGCAAAAAATGATTTAGCAAGATTTACTTCAGAATTTGTTGGTACACAATTAAGAAACTTAAATCCTTTACCAACAATATTAGTTCCACCTGTAGAACAAGCAACTAACTATAGTATATTCAAAGATAGACCATTAGTTCCAGATTATATGGATAGACAACTATTAGGACCATATCAATTTAATCCATATACAACTGAAACATCTAAACTATTATCAAGAACTTTAGCTGCTATTATTGGAGATCACAATGCTCCATCACCTATAGTTATTGATAATTACATAAGAGGTTGGACAGGTGGATTAGGTAATTATTTTATGATGGGATTAGATAAAGCATTGATTGAAACTGGTATAATAGATGATCCTATAAGACCTACAGATTCTTTAACAAAAATACCAGGATTAAGAGCATTTAATTTAAGAGATCCTAGTATGCAATCAGAGTTTATTACTGATTTTTATGATGAGTATAATAAATACAAAAAGTATAAACCAACTATTGAAAAACTAAAAAAAGATGGAAACTTCAAAGAAGCAGCTAAACTCGCTAAAAGAAAAAAGTTAGTAGATGAAAACATAGCTGTTTTAGAAAGATATAAAACTATCATAGATCAACACAATGAATATGTTAGAAAAGCATTTAATATGAAAGATGCAGACCCAGATCAGAAACAACAGATCATAGATGATATGGTTTTTATGATGATTAAAATGGCTAAAGAAGCTCTTAAAATATTGTATTATGAACCTAATAATGATATTGAACAAAGGAAAGAATAGTAATATAGAGAAACTAATATGACAATATCTTCAACTACAGTAAAAAATTCATATTCAGGTAATGGTAGCACAACAGCTTTTGCCTACACATTTAAGATATTTGCGAACACAGATTTACAGGTAATAATTAGATCATCTACAGGAACTGAAACTGTCAAAACTTTGACAACTCATTATACAGTATCTGGCGTAGGAGATGCTTCAGGTGGTAATGTAACATTTACATCTGGAAACACTCCAGCATCTGGTGAAACAGTTGTAATCAGAAGAGCTGCTC